GCCATACCCCACACACCACGGGCCTTCATCGCCAGCTTCACGACATTATTTTGTATAAATGTCTCTGTGATAGCTCTTGATAAATTCAAGGTGTATCTGTTGATTCTTTTTGAACATGTCCCCGCCGCAATAATCTGGGAGAATCTACCCCAAATCGACGGTCCTAGTTGTTCACCAAAAAGCTGTGAAGCTATCGGTGATACGGGGATCCTAGGTAACCCCTTCTCTGCCAAAACATCTCCCCATGAATTGAGTGATGTCCTATTCGCCCATTTTTGCAGCTGCCGATCGAGCATTGTGTTACCTGTTTGCTCACCACGCCGCAGACCCTTCAATACCATTTCAAAATCAAATAATGATTGTTTGTCTCTAACTGGGTTCATAAGTTTTGGAAGATTATATATTGTTCCTGGTGGTAACTCACTCATTAATGTTAATTTCACATTCAACTTGCTCGGAATAGCCATACTTCCTACACTCGTCTCAATACGAATGAATTCACGTACAACCGTCTCCTTTTTGAGCGAGTCCGTAACCGCACGTACTCCACGTGCCCATGCTGCATTAGCCTTATTGTAGTTCCTTTGTCTTATTCTTTTCATGATCGGTCGTGGTTCAGGAGTATTTGACTCCCAACTGTAATTCGTATCTAGTCTATTCGCAAATAAACCAAATCCGCCCACCGATGGTGAAGCATACAGTAGACTAGTTATCAACTTCTTCTTTATTGTTCTTTTTGCTGTACCAAATAAATCATCTCTGACCCATTGCGGGTTCACAAAACCGCCACGCGATTTATATTGGTTCCAAATCGACACTCTCGCATCCATCTTACTCTTCTCTGTCTTGCTAACTAATTGTCCTGCACCTTCAACCATCTCTTGTCCACCCCACGTCAATGACCTAATCATTCTCTCTTTATTTCCTGAAACACCATCTCTATTTATCATTAGTGATAGAAATTCACCACCGCCACTCTGTGAGTAAGTACTCTTTGCGTCATTGACAACCAAACCTATTTCTGTGGTTACAGCTTTAATTTTCTCATAGTCCTCGTATGTGTATGTTCCTTCCATGTGAATATCATCACCCTGTGCCAACATGACACGATGTCTGATACCAGTCAAGTCCGATACGTACATTTGGATCCCTAGATTAACTAAAGCATTAATCAACCACGTCCACAGAAAACCGGTTATCAAGCCGTTCTTCCACTCCTGTCTCACAAAGCCATCTTCCGAATCCACTAGGATAGCAACTACCTCTAGTATCTTCATAATCCTCCCCCACACCATCAGAACATCTTCGTTTCTGCCTGACAGTCCGTATGCCTTCTCGCATAATTTATCCACTATTTTAATTACTGCACTCTTAAGTACTGACTCATCCCATGTTGTAAAATCCAGATCGATCGATTGCTCCCTGTCCATCATATTAATGGCTTCAGACCAAAAAGTGAACTTTTGGTCTTCACTATATGTTTGATACATATACGGGCTCTTGCTAACATATGGTACTATGTAGTAAGAAATGTAATGCATATAAATATATAGGTCAAACAGATCCGCAATCACTGCCCTCGTCTTCATTGGCTCTGGTTTTGCATGTAGGGAGAAATTAAATCTCGGGTTCAATAACTCTTTTTCATACAGTTGTGGATCGCTAAATGTTGCGTAGTTCTTATCCAATGCTTCCCTTATTTGTTCATTTGTGTTAGTCATACCCAATGAACTTTTAGTTGATGAGAATCCTCTTGGTATCATATCCTTGATGCTACTTGCCCCTGGTTTCATCCAGGTTCTATTCGCAATGTGATCATCAAAGCTAGTCGTAATAACTGTCTTCTTTTCCCCGCTTTCTATTAAAACATCTATCCTCTTCATTATCTCACTGAACGAGTCTCGGTCGTTAATGTCTCTCCAGTGATGCTCTGTTCCAACCCAACTCAATAATCGGCCAGAAAAGTACTTAAGTTGGAATTCCTTCCTTCTCAAGTCCATTCGGCCAAAAAGAGTAGCTGCTGTTGGGACCAATGTCTTTTTTAAGAATGCAGGCAAAGTTTCCATGTATGTCACTCGTTTCTGTGAATCCTTTGCAATCAATTTAGCTGTACATTCAAGTACCGTTAAGGCACTTGTGTAATTATAGAATTTAGCCGCTTCTATCGCTACGGTCAACCTGTTTTCTTTTTCCGGCCAAGGTTGATATCTTGGAGAACCAATGAACATCTGATATGATGCACTTTCATTGCCAACGTCCCAGTCATATGTTTCAAATAATTGACTGGTATGCAACAAAAGCTCATTTCTCGTCGGTTCATGGTTTCCAATACCGGATTTGGGGCTTAATCGTTTAACAAAGTATTAGCAGAAACATTGTTCGTTCTGCCATATCTTTGTTGGATCGTCTTACCTCTGTGGATGACTGGAGCTGTCTGTCTATCAGTTTCTTCCGAATCCCAAGTTGGTGCAATTGCTGTTTCCAAAAACACTTCTGATTGCGAATAAACCAACTGATTCCTTTGAAAGACAATGTACGCATCATCCGTTGTAAAGTTGTCAACCAGTATCGAGTTAGGTACCGCTCGGTATACCGGTGTAATCATTGGCAATGGTACATCATATGGTGCTTGATGCGCAACTTGCAATGTCATGGAGTCATATACACTCCTTCCTCTTGGTGGTGATCTGAAAGTAACTGGAACATATCTCCAACTGTCGCCGTCTAAGCCTGCAAGACTGATAAACATACTATTCTTGTCCGTATTCCAAACATTCACATTGTTTGTTGACCTGTAGATATCTGTCCTTAAAAATTGATATCCATATGTTCTGTCTACATAGTCTTGTGCTGCATGACTCACTGAAAATATTTCTACATTATTCTCTCCAGAGATCATCCTCTTATAGGACCATTTTCCGTCGTTTAGCGTAACCATTGATTTCGCCCAGATTGCATTCTCTTTAGTTAATCCAACATACCGTTGCTTGTAGATCGTTGTGTCCATAGTAACATATGGTGTGGTTCCTTGGATTACTGCAGCATTGAGTATATCTCTAACTGCCCCTTGTTCTAAATTGATATCTGACTTTGGTATCATTAAGAATGGACTGTATGTCGCATGCGACATATAGTGTGATGCATCTTTCTGGATTGCATATGACCCATCTACTTGATATCCTGCAGTAGGAAACTTCAAGAATGATGGATAACCAAATTTCTCCGCTATCGTTGCATGCAATGTGTGTGCCAAATCAGATGCCCTGTAAGCATTCATGACTAATTGTGTAACATTTGGCATTGACATTAGCTCCGAACTCATCACTACCCCTCCTGGTAATGATTCGTTCAATGGAATCAAC